ATATCTTACTTTGTCCACCAACAAAGGCTATATGCAGATTATATCATTTAGGTGATGAACAATTATGGATTGATACACAATTAACTGAACTACAAAAATATACAGATAGAAATATTATTGTTCGAAAGAAAGATACAAAAATACCATTGCAAAAACAATTACAAAATTGCCATGCTGTGGTAACTCATCAATCTACCGCTGCCATTGAAGCAATATTAAATGGTGTACCTAGTTTTTGTGATGAAGTATCAGCTGCTAATGAAGTATCAGAAAGTCTATATGAAAATATAGAAAGTCCACATTATCCAGATGATGATTTAATTAAACAATGGACAGATAGTTTACTTGCAGTACAATTTACAGGTGATGAATTTAAAGATGGTACAGCTTACCATACAGCAACAAGATTACAAACATGATTATATGCCACGAAATGAAATGGGGAGATTGTTTATCTCATCAAATCTGGCCTTATGTAAAAGAGGGTTGGAAAGATGAAGATAGAAACATACATTTTTTTTGGGGGCTAGGTGGTGCAAATACATCACTAATAAGAGAATGTATTAATAAAAAAGAAGAATGGTGGTATGTAGATGTAGGTTATTTTACTGAACAAATTACAAGATACCCTACACCAGCAATACATGATAAAGATAAAACATACTTTAGAATAGTAAGAGGTGGTATTCACACAGGTGGTGGCAAAGCTGCACCTGCTGGTGAAAGATTATTAGAATTAGAAAAGAAAGGTATTGTAGATACCTTTAAAGGGTGGTCAAAAAGTAGAAATAAAATTTTAGTTTGTCCATCATCACAAACAGTTACTTTTCACATTAATGGTATATCACAACAAGAGTGGATAGACCAAGTTGTTGCACAACTAAAAGAATATACAGACAGAGAAATAGTGGTAAGAAATAAACCACGACCTGGCAATCAATGGTGGAATACAGATATTAAAGATGATTTACAAGACGCTCATGCTTTAGTAACAAATATGTCATTGTCAGCCATTGACGCAATTTTAAATATGGTACCAGCATTTACTCATCAAAGAAATGTTGCCTCACAGGTAACAAGTAGAGATATAAGTAAGATAGAGAAACCATTTAAACCAGGTAAAATGACAATGAGAGATTGGATGAAGTTTGTCGCTGAACACCAATTCACTTTAAACGAAATAGGAAGTGGAGTTGCATATGAAACTCTTAAAAGACAATATGAAGATAAGATACTATAAAGATTTAAAAGGTGCAAGATGGCTAGGTTTTGGACTTGCTATGATAAGTGTTTATATTTTATCGAGTGCCAACATTGCGACACAATGGGTTGGTTGGTCTTTTAGTATTATCGCCTGTGTCATGTGGGTGTACTTTGGTTGGAAAGATAAAGACTGGCCAAGAATGTTAATGGAATTTATGTATTTAATAATGAGTATGAGGGCGGTATACAATTGGTTGATTATATGACAAATCTAAAAGGACCTTTTAAGAACTTTGCTTGTGTCTGTTATGGTAACAAGTATTCTTTAGAGTATGTTCAAAAACTGTACAATATGGTACAGAGAAACACCACATATTTACATAACTTTTATTGTTTTACAGATAATGTAAAAGCTCACAAAATTTTAGAAGGCCATATAAATGTAAGACAATTTCCTTTACATGATTTACAAGGTTGGTGGAATAAAATGCAATTGTTTCATCCTGATAATGGTATAATGGGCGATACTTTGTACATGGATTTAGATGTAGTAATTACAGGTAATATAGATTGTTTCTTTGACCATGAACCAGAGGCTGACTTTGTTGGTATGAATGACTTTAATCCACAAACCAAAATATTCAACTCCAGCGTGTTTAGATTTAAACATGAACCAATGACTAAAAAGTTATGGAAACCATTTATTGAAGACAGACCAAGATGGCTTAGATTAGCAGGTGACCAGAATGTAATATCAGACATCATATTAAAACATGATGAAACCAGGTCGTTTCCAGACGCCTGGACACAATCGTACAAATGGTACGATAGAAGCGGAACGAGATACCACAAAGGCAAATGGACCTTTGAACATAATGGCGAATCGTTGGTAACCGTGTTCCACGGACAGCCAAATCCTCACGAATCTGACATGGAATGGGTCAAAAACGCTTGGAAATAGTGTTTTAGAACAAAACCAGAACAAAATAATTTATAAATCGTTGAAAAATAACGCTTTTTTATTGAAAAAAAGTGAAAAAAGTGCTTGACTCTGGCTCCAGGTATGATATTATATGTGTATATGATAAAGAATTACACAGAAAAAAAGCGTGAAATACTTAAAAAAAGATATGAAAAAAAGGTTGCCAAATGCAAAAAATACCTGTATAGTAACCTTATTGATTTACTAATGACTAATTTAAACACTAACAAAGGAGAAAAACACTATGTCTAAAGTTAAAAACTACTATTGGGACGAAGCTGAAAAATTTGTTGACGCCGTTCTATTAAAACTAAAAAACAACGAAATCAGCAAAGCTGATGCTAAGAAAGAAATCTTGGAATCAAATGTTGCACTTGATTTAGTTGATATTAACGAATACAACATTGACGAAGTAATCGACATGGAATTGGAGATGGCATAACAATGACATTACTAGAACACATTAAAAATATTAACGCTAAGTCTAAAAAATGGATGGATGAAAATCCTGGTTCATGGGCTGGTATGGTTACTGAAGATATTAAGTATTGGAATGACCAAGGTATTTTTACTGTTGAAGACTATGAAAGAGATAGTCTTATTACTAGTGTGTATGAAATGCACAAAGACGCTTATGGTGTTAAAGGCAGACACTATAACTTTGATGAAATGTCAAACAAAGATTTAGAAAAAGAATTAGACCACCTTTGTGAAGTTGCAAAGCGTGAAAGAGAAATAGAAGAAAGATATGAAGAAGCTGCTTATCAAACTTTCTTAAAAAGAATTGCAGAGGCACAAAATCTTGGTGCAGAAACCAAAGAAGACGCAATCAAATGGATTTTACAGGCTGAAGGCCTAGAAAACGAAAAAGATACAAGTTATATTTGTTATAACTTAGGTCTTAATTATGACAAAGAATACTTATTTAAAAAAACAAACTAACAAAAGGATATATTATGATAATTAATGTAGGTGATACAATCAAAGCAAACCACGGTAGAAGTGGTGAGATAATTAATATCGGTATTGCTACTGAAGCAAACGATATAGCGGCTGAAAATGATACAGCCTTAAATGCACAAACATATGATACTAGTTTAGGTTATACCGGTGCAGTTACATATACAGGTGACAATGGCACACATTGGTGTTATTTTAGCCAGATTGAAGACAATCTAACTGAAAAAGAAAAGTCAGATGTTGATGTACAAATAAATTTAGAAAACGAACAACAGTTAGGAAAATAATGAAATATAATGAAGATAAAATACTAAAAGAAATAGAAACCTATATTAAAGGTACCTATGGTCAACACTATGCTCAAGTAAGTAAAGGTACACAAGTACAAGACTTATTAAGAAGTGTAGGAATTGATAAAGATTTTTGTCAGGCAAATGCCATCAAGTATCTTTGCCGATTTGGTAAAAAAGATGGTCGTAATCGTAAAGACCTTTTAAAGGCTGTACATTACATTGTACTACTAATGAATTCAGAGGATCAAAAATGAGTGAAGATGTATTAGGATATTCTTCACACGATTGGCGAAAGAATACAGATGACGCTAGAGTGGTAGATGATAAAAATTTATCATATGCAAAAGTAAATGATTGTAGAGTTATATTTACCAACCCTAAAACTTTGAAAGAGGAAACAGTTGATGTTTCCAGATTGATTAGAGTATTTGTAAACAATTTTGAATCACATAAACGGAGTGTAAAATGATTGAACAACTAAAATTTATGGATGACCTAAAAGAGATTCAGTTGATGGTAGAAGACCAACAACCCCGATATACCATTGTTGACACGATTAAAGACAAAATCGCAGTTTATCAGAAAGAGGTAGACGAATTTGATAAATGGGCTGAGGAAGAAAGTAAAAAACAAGAAAATATGGCTGTTCCAGACGACAATTGGCAGGACGGCGGAGTGGAGAACTTTGGATAAATCACAATATAAGGGCTATACAAACACCTTCTTTAGCTACGATTCGCCAATCCTGGTGCATCCTGGCGCTTATTTTTTTTCAAAAAGCGTTGGAAATCACGCTTTTTATTGGGGCTTGCCATTTTTGGCGATTTCTGATATGATTTCCACTATATTAACAAATTAACAAAGGACTATTATATTATGGCACAATTTGAATACACAAAAGAAATGATTTTCGCTGAATTTGCAGACGCTAAAGCGAAAGATACCAAACTTGGTAAAGGTGACGACAACAAAGTACACAAACATAGAGTTGCTATGTTAAAAGATTTTGTTAATCTTAAAAAAACTAATCCAGAAGCTTTAGAAAATGTCGATATTAATTTTGACAATTTACTTCACGCTTATATTCAAACTAATCCTAGAGATTACTTCTATTACAAAGTATTTGGCAAATCTTACGAAGAACATAAGATTGAAAATGAAATTACTGATATGTCGGCTTATTCTGATGAAGATAAGAACGCACAAACTTTAGAAGAAAAAGTTGAGGCAATGGTTTAATGGCAATTATCTACACAAACAATTCTAGTGGTGCAATTCGTAGGTTGAAAAAGAAAAAACCTACGAAAAGTTACCTTGAGGCTCTTGCTAAACATATCAAGTATCTTAGGTCTATGGGTTTTGATTGTGATGATAATGGTAGAATTAAATTGACAACAGATGGTAGACATACCATTGACATTGCAGAAAGAACAATGCCATTTGAAAGAGAAAAGACTCTATCAGATGTGCCTATGTCAAACAAAATTGGTACAGGTGGGACAAAACCTGACAATAGTTGGAAGATTGAGGCGAGTAAGAACTTTACAGTTGCTCCAGCTTATAACAAAGGTCCTTATATGGTAGTCGCCAAAGAGGATATTAAAACAGCAGGGAGGAAAGTATGACATTTTTAGAAAAAGTGTTTATGGTATTAGCAGTAGCGGCTTTCTTAATGATAACAGGTGTTGCTAAAGCAAATCCAGTTACTAATTGGATAACAAATGAGAAAAACAAAATTGTTGAGTATCAAAAAACCAATTGGCAAAAAGGTAAAGAGCAAACTGCCAATAATTGGAATACAATTAAATCATTTTTTAGTAAGGTAGTAAAAGATGAATCACAAAATTAGTGAGTTTTGCGATAAGGTTGATAGCCTTAAAAAGATGGCAGATGATTTAAGGGTCTTGAAATATAAGACCCCTAAATCTAATGACAGAGATTTAAGAGTACAAAATTTAATTGATACCATACAGGCAGATTGTTTACTGTTGGCACACGATAAAGGAGATTATGTTAAAGCTGAAACAGGTGAGTATGGTGATTATACTGGTATTGTCCACGACAGCGTGTTCATCAATGAAAAAGAATGAAAAAGGTAAATATGAAATTAATCCAATCGGTACTATTATTAGGACTATCATTGGTGTTCCTGACCAATTGCAGCTCCGTTAATAGAAGTCAAACAGGTGCCGTGTTAGGTGCGACAACTACTACAGCAGGCTGTGTGAGTATGGGTGTTGATAATCCATATGCAATAGCTACTTGTGCCGTGATTGGTACATTTGCTGGTGCAGAAATTATGTACAATTCAGATTATGATGTACACAATGCTGTCTTTGTAGACCATTTAAATAACGGACCGTCAGGTCAAAGTTATACAAATTGGTACAATGGCAAAACAGGTAATAGTGGTATTATAAAAGTGACTAGGTCATATACTGAAGGACCTATCAAGTGTAAAGATTATGACGCTACTATTGATATTACAAATCAATGGCCGTTAATCGGTATAGGCGGTGTGAATAGAGAAGTGGTATTTGGTACAGCGTGTCAATTACCGGATGGGAGATGGATAGAAAAAGATGTCTTATTATCAGGAAAAGGTTAAACTTCTAAAAGAAGAAGTTAGAACAAAGAAAGAACAAATGGAATTTGAAACAAACGAAACTAGGCTTGCCATTTTAGAGGAAGAAGTGTATAATACTGAACAATCAATAATGGAATTAGAAAAAAACTATGTTTGACCCTAGATTTAATATGAAAAAATATTTGACATGGACATTTGTTCTTATTTTGTTCTTATTGATAAGTGGTATTGCAGTAGCAAAAGATTATCATAGAATTATACCCATTGACCCTAAAGAAGTGAATGGCCAGTTTTGTTTTATTAAAGTAACTATCAAACAAGTCGGTGACGAGGTAGTTAAAGAAGAAATTTTGGAGTGTGCTGATGGTAAAAAACAGTATGACGGACCTAGTTATTGGGAAATGTTTGCTCAATTTTATTATGCAGGCGTAAATACTCCAGAATACTGCCGATATTATAGTCGGCCTGAACACGCTTTAAAATCATTTGGTGAAGTGTGTTTATCTGAAAATGGCAAATGGGAGGTTAAATAATGATAAGAAACTTAATCATAGTAGCTCTCGTATTAGTCATATTATATGATGTTTCAAGTGATGACGCTTTGGGTTATGTACAATCCACGCTTGACTTTTTGAATCAATTAGTATATAATGTGAAAGAGAGTGATAAATTATGAACAATATAACTAAAATGGTTGCTATCGGTGCTGTAGGTCTTTTGATGACAGCTTGTAGTAATACATACAAAATCAAATCGGAGAGTGGAAAAGTAATGAACTCTGTACCAAAATGGTACATGGCAGATTACTCCGAATCAAAAGCGTGTGATACGCCTTGGTTAGGCAAAGACAAAGATAAAATGTGTATCTTTGGTGTTGCAACGGCTGTATCTCCTGATTTACAATTAGCAATAGAAAAAGGTAAGATGATGGCAAAAGCTGAACTTGCTGACATTATTGCTGGTGAAATGAATAAACAATCTAAACAATTCATAACTGAACTTGGTAAAACAGAAACTAAAACTGTAGTAAGTGAAGTTGAATCTGTATTAGTAAATTCTATTAAGAATACACCTGTTAGAGGTTATGAAATCTTTAAACAAGATGTAACACTTACAAAGAATGGTTACTATAGAGTATGGATTGGCTTGAGATTGCCTTTAGGTGAATATAACAAAATGTATAACTTCACGGTTGCACAAGCTGTTGACGCCTACAATCTAAAAGAAAAGGCAAATCTAAAGTATGAAGAACTAATGAAAGAAAACAATGGCACAAATAGTAATATACAGTAAACCAAATTGTATCTATTGTGATAAATCAAAGGCCTTGGTTAAAGGCCTTGGATTGACTTATGAAGAAAAGATGTTTGGTAAAGATTTTAATTCTCCAGAGGAGTTATATGAGGCAGTTGGTAAACAAGTACGAACTATGCCACAGATTAAAATTGATGGTGAATTGATTGGTGGATATAATCAATTAGTAGAATACTTTGCTGATAAAGGTAAAGTTAATTTCAAAGGCGAAAAAATATAGTGAGTGATGACAATATTATCCTTTTTCCTACAGACCGGATTAAGAACACAGCAAACACAGGTAAAAAAGATACCAAGTTTCAAAAACGAATTGAGAAAGAACAGACTCAAAAGTTTATTGAATCTGCTGTAGATGATATTGCTATGAAACTATTACACAACTTTGTGGATTTGGCTATGAAAACACAATCAGAAACATTTACAAGAGATTTTTCCTATCTAGTAGATTGTTTAAGGTCTACTATTAAAAGAGATTTTGGTTTAAATCATATCTTACATAAAGTGGTTGATAATACAGTTGAGTTGGTGCATGACAACGCAGGCAACACAAGAGCTAGAATTGACTATGCAAATATTGGTAAGATTGATTTTAGACCAAAAAAAGATAGAACAAAAGAACCGTTATCAGAGGAGGTTAAAGATGAGTTGACAGGTGTTGACTTCATTCCTGACTTTGACCCACACGACAATGATAACTAAAACAGAATTCCGTCAGGAATCGCCTCGCCTGGTTGTAAAATGTGGCAGAAAGAGAGGATTTGAACAATAATGTTTAAATTTTTATTCAACAACAAACAAGAGGAGAATGTTATGGCAAAAGCTAAAACATCTAAAACAACAAAAGTGAGAAATCTTTTCTCAACAGGTAATTCAGTTACTTGGAAAACTTTAAGGTCAAAATTTGACCTAAGGTCACCTGCTTCAATGGTAGGTAAATTAAGAAACGAAGGCATGATGATTTATGAAAATAGAACATCAGCTGGTGTATCTTACAGAGTTGGTAGTCCTTCGAAAGCTGTTATCGCTGCTGGTCAAGCTGCGTTATTCGGTGCTCAAGGTTACTCAGCGTAACTTATATTCAGAGGCGGCCTTCGGGTCGCCTCCGTTTTTATGGAATTATTAGGTTTATTTTTTATTGGAGTACCTTTTTCAATATGTGTAATGTATATTATTTTAACGGTGATGAGTGATGAAGGAATGGATGATTAAGCATGAGTAAATTTTATAAGATTTCTCCAAAATGGAAAAAATCCATTTTTGAATATCAAACATTTAAAGATGAAGAAAAAGGTGTTTCTTGTGAAACTGAAGAAATGTACCGTTGGGGTCATTGTATCTTAAAAGTTGATAATGATGAAGAATTACAAGATATAATTGGTGATAAAGATGATGACCGAAATGAATTTGAATTTGACCATACTATGGTAGAAGACCAAGAGGTTGATGACCAATGCTCTTTTTACTTTAATGATGTTAAAGGTATGAGTGTTGAAGAGCTGGAAGAAAAATATGATGAAGAAGGCCATGATTATTTACTAGATACTTTTGGCGAACCACAAGATTTCTATACTGTATATCATGGTCAACTTGAAGTAAAAGAGGTTACTCAATGAGTATAAATCATTTAAGAAATATTAGAGCACTTATGGAAAGTGCTAAAGAATTTGAAGTCAGCCGTAAAGTCGATACATATGAGTATGAGTCTTTAGAAAAAATGATATTAGATGACCAGATTAGATATAGTGAAGTGATAGAACTATTTACAGATAAAATTTATAGTGCATGGTTTTATGAAAGAAACTTTGCTGATGAACAAGTGACAATAACAAGGTATTCAGATTTATGATATTAGTTGACTTAAACCAAGTATTGATTTCAAATCTAATGGCACAAACCAGAGGCCAACCAGATGTGACCAATGCTAATGAAGAAATGATTAGACATATGGTAATGAATTCATTGCGTGGATTTAATGTCAAGTTTAGAAACAAGTATGGTAAAATGGTGTTATGTTCAGACGCTGCTAATCCTTGGCGTAAAGACATATTTCCTAATTACAAATACAGTAGAAAGAAAGGTAGAGAAGAATCATCCTTTGATTGGGATAATATATTCAATATAATTACCAATATTAAAAATGAAATTAAAGAAAACTTCCCTTATGTTGTTATGTACAACGAGAGGTGTGAAGCTGACGATATTATTGCTACTTTGGTCAAGTATTATTATCAGCATGAACCAATAATGATTGTATCTGGCGACAAAGACTTTATACAATTACAATTTTACAAAGGTGTTGACCAATATGCACCTATACAAAAAAAGATGGTTGGTTTTGATGAAGAAGGTATTAGAATAGATGCTAAAGAATTTTTACTAGAACAGATTATGAAAGGTGATAGGTCAGATGGTATACCAAATATACTATCGCCAGACGATTGCTTTGTAACTGGTGAAAAACAAAAACCAATGACAAAGAAAAGACTTGAAGAATATTCTGATATAGAAAACCATACAGATGAAATTAGAACAAATTGGCTTAGAAATAGTAAGTTAATAGACCTAAACCAGATACCACAGGTCTACGAGGATGCTATTATAAATAGTTATCGAAGTTATAAAGTTAATGACCGTAGTAAGTTATTAACATACTTTATTGAAAATAAATTGAAGTCTTTAATGGAAAACATTGGTGACTTTTAACATGGAGAAATAATATGGCAACTCAAAACCCTAACTTGATGTCGAAATCAGCAATGCGAACAATGGCGGCTACTAGCGGTAGTGGTAAATTATTAATGCACGAAGTATTGACTAAAGTTAATAATGCAAAAGATAAACCTAAAAAGATTGAAGTATTGAAACAATACGACACACCAGGTTTACGAAGAATTATTAAAGGTTCATTTGACCCTAATATTAAGTGGGATTTACCAGAAGGAAGTCCACCGTTTATTGCAAACGAGGCACCTGAAGGAACTGAACATTCATTATTAGAAAATGAATCTAAAAAATTCTGGCATTTTGTAGTAGGCGCAGACGCAGCTACATCAAAAACTAGGAAAGAAACTATGTTTGTTCAAATACTAGAAGCTTTACATAAAAGTGAGGCTGAAGTAGCAATCCAAATGAAGGATAAAGAACTACATAAACATTATAAAGGCCTATCAACAGCCGTAGTTAAAGAAGCATTTAACTGGAATGATGATTTTAAAACACCAGAAGTGCAAGCCAGAGGCAGTACATCTGGAGCGTTATCTCAATAGCGAATCAACACATTATAGGGGGTGGTCAGTTATGTCACACCCCCTAATATTTCAAAAAAACAAGTAAAATCAACGAAAAAAAAGTGAAAAAAAGCGTAAAAAGTGCTTGACTCTAGCTGTATTTTAGTGTATTATAGTACCATAAATAACAAAGAGAGGATAATATAATATGAAAAAGTTTGCTTTGACAGTTTTAATCATTAATGGTTTGTTGTGGTTTGGTTTATCCAGCCTTGCAAGTCAGGCTAAGGCTGATGATTATAACACGGCTGTTGTTGCTCATGTTATCAAGGAAAAAATTTCTGGTAACGGTGTCGATATGTCGGTTTTAGAAAATGAAATGCAAAAGTTAGCATATACATTTGCTTTACAAATGACAGATGTTTTAGAAAAAAACTTACCTGCCATTTTAGAGGGTATAGCTGCTGAATTGAGAATGAACGCAGATAGTAAATATAAATGTTCATTATTAAAAGATACGAAGATTGCTGATAAAGAGTGTTCGTAAAAAATATATGGCTACAAGAAAATCAAAAAAGTTTAAAGATGATGTTCCTGAAATACCATTTACATTTGACTTTTATTTGGTATATTGGGAGGATATTCAATCAGACGCTGGTTGGAAATCATTAAAAGAAATTCAAAGAATGAAACCTGCTATCTGTGTATCAACTGGTTGGTTGGTAAAGAATGATAAAAAGGTTCATGTTTTGATGAGTGACTACAATTATGATGATAATGGCGAACTTGCAGATGGTGGTAACACAACAGTTATACCAACAAAGAATGTCATTAAAAAATTCAAAATTGCAGATTTATAATAACTAAAGGGAGAACTATATTATGGCGAGTAAAGAAATTGACAGGTGGCTAAAATCAGAAATTGAAAATGTACCTGATAAACTAATCAAGTTTAGAGATAGTAAACTTGAATCAAAGATGACCTACTATACAGGTAATTGGCAAACAGATGTTATGGCCAATTTAACTCAACGACAATCAGAAAAACTTTTTGGTAAAATGCAGAAAATCGTTAATGCAGGCGGTTTGGCATTTTTTCAAAAGCGTATGAAACCCATTGAGATAAAAGAAAGTGAGTTTACTGAAGCTGAAACTATCCAAGGTTTTGAATATATTGTTATGAGAACAAAGAGGTCATAATGAGAGAAAAAATCAAAACTATTTTACAAACATTAATGGTGGTTACCGTCATTTTATTTGGTGTTGGTATATACACGGTAGTTGAGGGTGCAAAAGAAGATAAACAAGCTTCAATACTTGAAAAAGAAGTAGAGGCAGTTGTTGAAACTTTAGAAGCAATTAACACCTACACATTACCAGATTTTGAAAGAGCAAACAATCAAACATTTATTAATAGTGTTGGTGCTTGTGTAAACTATATTTACAATACAACAACAGATGTTACACCTGTAATTTATGAGATATTATTGGCTCAGGCCGCTTTAGAAAGTGGTTGGGGTAATAGTAGATTTTCACTAGAGGGTAAAAATCTGTTTGGTATTCGTACATATGATTTAAGAGAACCACATATGTTACCTAGTAACAATCCTAAAAAGTGGGGTGTCAGAGTCTATATGCACGAATGTGATAGTGTACAACATTATATAGATATACTAAATAATGGTAGTGCTTACGAAAAGTACAGAGAATTAAGAGATAAAGGTATAGAAGATTCACTATTATATGTTGAAACATTAGGTGCTTATGCAGCTGATAAAAAATACTTTCCAAAGTTAAGAAGTATTATCAAAAAATTAAGAACTGAATACGAAATACCTCAATTAGACTAGGACTTATATGCTTACAATAATTATAACATTTTTAAGTGCCATTTCTATATCTGTAATAGCCGCTGGTTATTCTATTATGGGATTGGCTACTTTATTCGCAGGTGCAGTTGTACCTATTATTGCTATGGGTAGTGCGTTAGAAGTTGGTAAACTTGTAGCCGCCTCATGGCTGTATAATAATTGGCGCAATGAACTTGTACCAAGAACTATAAAGGCATATTTAACATTTGCCGTTATAGTATTAATTTTTATTACCTCAATGGGTATATTTGGTTTTCTATCAAAGGCACACCTAGACCAAGTGCAACCTACATCATCTAATAATATTAAGATTGAATTGATTGATAATCAAATAAAACAACAAGAATTAATTATAACAAGAGCAAATAAAACACTTTCATTGTTAGATAGTACACTAGAAAAATATGTTGACATGGAATATGTCACTAGAGGTTTAAAAGAACGAGAAAAACAAAAACCAGAGCGTGACGCATTAACATTAGCAATTAATAATGCTAGTGATACTATTGCAGAATTATCAGACCAAAAAGGTGCATTACAATTAGAACAAGATAAGATAGAGGCCGAAGTAGGACCAATTAAATATATTGCAGAATTAATTTATGGTGATGAGGCAAAAGACCATTTTGACAAGGCTGTAAGGTGGGTAATTATTATTTTAATATTTGTATTTGACCCATTAGCAGTATTATTATTGATAGCGGCCAATATATCATTGAGAAGTAGAAAGGTTGCAAAAGAAGAAGTCGCAAATACCAAAAAGGTAAACCTTTCTAAAGAATTAGCAAAAGAGAAGGCCAAAAGTGCCAAGCTACGAAAAAAAGAACGAGATTATAAAGGATTTGTCAGAAAACTAGGTGCAAAAGAACTATCAGACTTGGATCCTGATGAAATTAAACTTAAACTAGACCAAATAATGGACTGGAATGAGAAATCTAAGCAACCATAGGCTTGCCAAAGTGAAAGGAATGTTATATAATGATTAATATGATTGATAATCCAACTGAAAAACTAAAAGATAGGCGAATCAAAAATGCCGAAAAAGCTTGTAGAAATGCTACAACTGATTGGAGTAAAGATTTTTGGTACAATGTCTTTTCTATATTATGTAAAAAGTATGACCGTATGGACTACTTTAGAAAGGTGATAAACTAATATGAATGTATTTTATGTAGATAAACATCCAGTTAAAGCTGCTGAACAAATGTGTGATAAACACATTGTCAAAATGATTTTAGAATCAGCACAATTGTTGTCAACTTGCCACCGTGTATTAGATGGCCAAGAATATTATGACAAAACAAAAAATGGTAGAAAGATTAAAAGGTGGAAACACCCTAATTCTAATTTAGAACCATTACTATACAAAGCTGGTTGGGTAAAACACCCTAGTACAATCTGGTTGTTTGAATCGGCATACAATTACATTTGGTTATACAAACATATGATGGCTCTTAATGAAGAATACAAGAAAAGATATAATCATAAAAAGAATCATCTTACAATTGATAAATTAGGTGATGTATTATCACATCCTCCTAAAAACGCTAAATATAATAAGATTGCAACAGACCCTAAACCTGCTATGCCTGAACATTGTAAAATACCAGGTGACGCAGTTGCAAGTTATCGTAAGTATTACATATTAGAAAAACAAAGATTTGCCACATGGAAATCACCTGCTAAAGTGCCAGATTGGTATTTGAAAGGTGTTAAAGAAGCTCAAAACCAGGCATTGATATAAGGAGTAAAAAATGAGTATTACAGGACCATATAATAGAGAAAATATGATTAGTGCAATTGAAGAACACGCAAAAGGTCATATTAAAAAGCACGCTATGAATGTAGAAGTGTATTTAAAAAATGCAGCTGGTGTTGGTGAACATCCAGATATTTTAGAAGCAATTGAAAAAGAATTAAAAGTAATTGCTGAATACCATGACCAATTGGAAGTTTTAGAAAAATATTTTAAGGACTAATATGCCAGTATATGATTTTATCAATACAAAGACCGGTAAAAAATTTACCGATATGATGAGTATTGCCGACAAAGAAGAATACTTAAAAAAGAATCCACATATTAAACAAGGTATTGGTAAGATAAATATTGTTAGTGGTGTCATGGGTATGGGTAGAATGAAAACCGATGGTGGTTGGAAAGATATGTTAAGTCGTATTGGTGACGCTCATCCAGGAAGTAAAGTCCATGATTTATATGGTAACAAAAGTACCAAAGATATTAAAACAAGACAAGTAGTTAAGAAACACCAGAAACGACAAGCTGCTCAACAAAAAGCAAGAGGTAAGTAATGGCAAAAGATATACCAGATTTTATGAGAGGATTTGACCTTGATGATGATTGGGGTATGACGCCAGTTTCATCTACACCAGAGGATAAACCTAGTGTTGACCCTAAAGTAGTTGAAGATAGTAAATTAGAAATTTCGAAAGTTAAAGCAGATGTAGGCGATATTAAGTCTATGATGAATGAGATTATGCAAATTGTGGCCGATAAAGAAACGGTAACAAAAACGGTGACAGACGAAGATACAAAGAAAAGGTTTACTGATTTAGAAAAAATTATATTACCTTTCTTGTATAACTTACAAAAATCAGACGAGCCTTATATTCATTGGCCAAACAGAGGTCCAATTATCAAGGCACAAATAGAAAAAATACTCAAATTAACGAGAGGATAAAATGCAAGCTAATTACGATAAATGCCTAGAAACTATTTTACACCACGAAGGTGGTTATGTAAATCATCCTAAGGATCCAGGCGGAGAAACAAATCTTGGTGTTACTAAAAGAGTTTATTTAGAACACGGTGGTACAAAAGATATGAAAGATTTAACTGTTGAAGATGTGGCACCAATTTATAAAAAAGGTTATTGGGATAAAATGAAAGGTGACGATTTACCTGGAGGTTTAGACCTATGCGTTTTTGATTTTGGTGTAAATGCAGGACCAGGTAGAGCTGCCAAGTATTTACAAACAATGATTGGTACAGTTGCAGATGGTGGCATTGGACCAAATACATTAAAAGCAGTTGCAGAATATGTTGAAAAACATGGTATTGAAAAAAGTATCGAAAATTACCAAGAAGCAAGACAATCGTATTATGAAAAATTAAATACTTTTGGTACATTTGGTAGAGGTTGGACTAGACGAGTTGATGAAACAACCGAACTAGCGAAGAAACTAACTAGCTGAGAGCTAGATAAACCTTTTAAGGCCGAAAGAGATTATCTTAACGGCCTTTATGCAAAAAAAGGCATTTAAGACTTGCCATTCAGTTGTGAATGGTATATAATAGTGAGAACGATTAAATAGGAGAATATAATGGCGTTTGAATTTGTAAAACTGGATGAATCAAAACTTCCAAAAACTAAAGGTAAGCGTATTGACGGATTTAGGTTTTATGACATTGAGGGTCATAATTATCCTTCGGTCACTACAGTATTAGGTTATAACACCGGTGACGGTATCAAAAAATGGCGTGAGTCAATTGGTGAAGATGTTGCCAATTATGAAATGCGTAGAGCGGCAGCTCGTGGTAAAGCCACACACAATCTGATTGAACAATATATTAAATCAGAAACACCAAGTGAAAGAGCAGTATTGCCTTTAGGTCTATTCAGACTTATTAAACCATATGTTGATAAAATTACCAATGTACATTTGCTAGAAGCAATTATGTATAGTAAACAATTAACACTTGCTGGTCAGGTCGATTGTGTTGCAGAATATGAAGGCAAACTTTCTGTAATTGATTTTAAGACCTCTAATAAATTTAAGCAAGAGGATTGGGTACAAGGTTATTTTCAACAATGTACTGCTTATGCTATTATGTATGAAGAGCTATTCGGAACTCCCATAGAACAAATTGTTGTCCTTATTGCCTGTGAAGATGGTACGGCACAAACATACATTAAAGAAAAGAAAGATTTTATCGAGCCTTTAAAAGAACAAATTGCTGGTTTTTATAAATATTATGAAGAGCTAAATAAAGATAAAATTACTAGTCAATCATAGTCCCTATCTTTAGTGGGAGGGCTTACATGAAAATCATAACAGGACTTATTATGGGAATGCTATCAACAATAGCAGTAGCATTGTTTTCAGTTAGTGCAACAGCTGATAACCATTATAAATTTTACCAATCGGCTGCTCCGATTATATGTGGCGATACAAAAACTATCATGGAATATGGTAGTGAACAAGGGTGGACACCTTTTAGTGTATCATTTGGTAAAGTTGGTGGTAAAGAAGAAAACGATATTGCCTTTGTGGTAACACATTGGTTAAAACAAGGAACAACACAACAAATGGTAACTATGCAAGCACCTGATGGTTCAGAAGCTTGTATATTATACATAAGTTTTGATACTACTATCAATCCAAACTTTGATGGTAAAGGTTTAAACTTATAAAAGAATTAGTCGTTGACGACAATTATGGTAGACATACTGGACGAGGGTGCGATTCCCTCCAGCTCCACCATAAACACATTTACAGAGTGTGCTTATGATGGGGCTGAACTAGGATCGACAGGTGTTGAGAAAATTGTAAGAGATTAATAGGTGGCAACCTTTCATGCTAATTAAACGCAAACGATAATAACTTTGCATTAGCGGCCTAGTCGCTTAGGGTTTTGTGGATTGTACCTCGTAACAGAAACAATCCACGCTTTACATTTGAACAATAATAGTATATAATAGAGAGATTATGAACAGTAAAGAATTTAGTCAAAAAATAGAACGATTAGCAAAAGAAAAAAGATGTAGTCTTATGGACGCCATTTTAGAATTTTGTAAAGAAAACGACCTAGACCCCGGTACCGTAGGTAGTATGGTATCAAAATCCCTAAAAGAAAAAATCAAAGCAGACGCTATAGAGTTAAAACTGTTAAAAGGTTCTGCTTCTATGCCACAAGGAAAGTTGCCATTATAATGAACATACAATTAATTGATAAAATGGGAAGTGACTTATCAGTTGTAAATGCAGCTCGTGTTTCATTTTCAAAAAGAAAAGATGTAATCGACCAAGGTGATGAAAAGTTAATTAAGTATCTTGCAGACCATGACCATTGGTCACCTTTTGGTCATACAACATTACAGTTTTTAATTAAAGCACCTATTTTTGTTGCAAGACAATTGGTAAAACATCAAGTTGGTCTTGTTTGGAATGAAGTAAGTCGAAGATATGTTGATTATGAACCAGAGTTTTATGTGCCATTTATGTGGCGTGGTAAACCAGAAAATAAAAAGCAAGGTTCAAGTGAACTAGAATATGAATATGATATTATGCCTTTAGTAGATGAGGCAAAGAATACATATGAAAAAATGATTAAAGAAGGAATTGCTCCTGAAATGGCAAGAATGGTATTACCACAAAATATGATGACAGAGTGGTATTGGACAGGCTCACTTATGGCTTTTGCTAGAGTGTGTAATTTAAGAAATAAACCTGATTCACAAGAAGAAACAAGAATGGTAACTCAACAAATGGCAAGACATTTACTTGACCATTTTCCAATAAGTGCAAAGTGTTTATTAGATGAAAAAGTTTAAAGATAATATTGAAGATTTTTTTAAGTGGGTCAAAGGTACTGAACTTGTCGAATTAGATGACATAGATGTATCAGAGGATCCTGTAAGACCTGAGCTGACCCTTGGTTTCCGTATTATGCACGGCCGTAAAATATTTGGTCTAAAGTATAATAACGAGATTGAGGCGATTGTATGTGTTGCATTATGTCCAGAGGTTCCTTATACAGTAAGAGAAATGGATTATA